TGTAGGTAATTCTGCCGGACTATCATTATGATATCCATAAGCTCTTACCTTTACACGATTAATTAATAGATCGTCATTGACATCTTCAACAACTCCAATAAACCAATTGAAATTATTACTTCTAAATCCGTCTTCTCTACGTTCCATTATTATTCTCCACCTGTATAATATTTTCATCAAGGGATTCGATATAAGAGTCTCTTGATGCACTGACTTCCATTACATAATTCTTTTCAAATCTATGAACAATTTTTGTAACCATACAAACACCTGATAATAAACTATCTAATAGATCATCATCTTCATCATCAGGATCGATATTAACTGATTTCATAATTTCTAAATTAATTAACTTACCACATTCTAAATTAAAGTCACCAGCAATATCAAAATTATGTTGAATTGTTTTTAAATTTTCTGATGTTGCAATTTTCTTTTGTATATCTTTTGTACTTGCTGGTAAGTGATAATTACCATCTGTTCCAAATGCATTAGGATTTAAAGAAATATATACATTCCTTCCACCTACATGATCATTTAAAGTTTTATTTGATATTGAAAGACCTTCAGGGAATGGTTTATTATCATTAAGCATTGGTAATTTATTATATCTGAATTCTTCTTTTTTATATTCTTTATTGACAATGTCTAATGTATGTAAAGTTGAACCATAACAGCCATCTGCTAATCTAAAATATTTTGATTCATCAATTGCTGAAGAAAGCTTACGAACAATTCCGGCCTCTTCATTAAATTCGCTACCATCTGTCCCTGGGGTTTCATCTGAATTATTTCTTTCTCTTGGTTTATTTAAATATGTTCCATGAACATCTTCTTGCAATAAAGAATTATATGATTTAAATTTTACTCCACTCGGTGTTTCATAAAAATAATAATGAGTACCAGCATCAATTGCATTTCGTGATAACCAATCTACTGCATATAATGGTTTAAGCTTAGGAAATATACCTTTGACAATATCTCCTGAGGTTTCAATATCCATTTCTTGAGTTACATTTAATTCTCTTTTACATATCCTACTAATGATATCACCAATTGTTCCTTTAAATGAATGATCTAATACTCTTGTTTGATTGACATATGCATATTCTGAAATACATAAGATATGATATGTTTGAGCTGAATTTTTTTGTTGTGCAAAGTCATATATCTTTGCGATCCTCATATCCTTTAATCTAAATTCATCTACTTCTCCATCAAGACCAACTCGATCAATAACTAAACTATGTAATTTTTCTCCACCTGTTAATTTTAATAATTCTAAAAGATTTGCTGCGTCTAATACATGTAATTTTACTTCCATAAACATTTTGTTTATAGACTCTGTTATAATTACATTATTGAGTAATCCTTTGATATCAACTATTTGACCATCGGACGTTTCAATTTTACATTCCTCTACTTTAAAAGATAAAGGATTTACTGCACCGCCGTCTGCTGTAAGTGAATGGGTTCTAGACATTTAACAAGCTCTCAAATCGTTTTACAAAATCATTTATATAATTTGGATGAATGTATCTGATTTGAGATCTTTGTTCATTTAGCTCTTCTTCATGAGCTCGGTATGTTACATAAGATAAATCAGATTCAGCCACACCTCCTTCTACAAATATTGCATTTGTTACAGGTTTTTTATCTGCATCATTTTCGTCATAATAATAGTATGGAGCGTCAAGATATTTAAATACTCGATATGTATCAACAAAGTCTTGATTTGCTCCTTGTTGTCTTACTGTTTCTGTTGAATTATTAATTGCATCAGGATTACCAATAAATGCTCCACCAATTACATTTGAATCAGAAGCTCCGGTAATACCATTAACTCCTGCTGTACCAAGTGTAACATCTTGAACTACTAATTGATTCATATCAATATTCTTTTTAGTAATTCTACCCTTTGCACCACTTACTGTTCCGTATAATGTTTGACCCACATCGAATCTACCAGCTAAACTATTTCTATGATCAGTAATAATTTGGTCTGTGTTTCTTACAATTTGAGGATTGGTTGTAATTACATATCCTTCATATTCTTTTTGTAAGTAATCAAATAAATCTTCTTGACTTAATGGCCATGCACGGTAACCGTCATGTAAAAATTCATTAAGAACAAAAAAGGTCCAATAATAAATTGATGTTCCATATATTCTTTGTGATACAATATCAGGTCTCTCACCATTTTTAATTTCATATAATGAATATGCAGATGGTTCATCAATAAAGGTATCTAATGGTCTTACACTTCTAAAGATATTAATCATCTTTTGTGTAGTACCTGTTCTATTAAAGTCGTAATCTACTTTTGGAAATTTTTTAAAATACATTATCCACCTACCGGTTTGTTAATTTCGTCTTTTGCATTTGACCCTGCGCCATCAGTATTTTCTATTCCTGGTACAAATCCAAATTCATCTGCATCAGGATCGTCAAAGTCATCTCGTACAAGTTGTTTTTTCTCTTGAAATTGTAATTGTAAATCTAATTCTACAGGAGCACCATCTTTAAATGTCATATTACTTGTTGGATTATAATTTGCTGTAACTCCAGTTAAATATGCTGGCATTAATATTGGCATATATGGATTAGGTGTATCTTCATTACTATTATAAAAAGTAATTTGAAATTCTGGTGGATAATATAAAGCAATTTGACCAGCCTTCTTAGGATATAAGTATCTTCTAAAAGTTTTTTCTAATTGTCTCATTGCTGTAGATTCTTCAGGATTTGATGGAACAATTTTAAAATCAAAACTAAATGATCTTATTTGTGTTCCTTGGAATTGAGTTCTAATATTTTGGTTGATTGCAACACCCTTACGCATTGCTTCAATTTGAGTACCTTTTGTTAAGAATGCACCTACATCTCCAAGTAATCCTTGAGCCATACCAGATGCTAAAAGACCTGTACCCAACATATCAGCTCCAGTAAAATTACTGCCACCTAAACCACTTCCACCAATTAAAGCTTTAACTGTATCAACTGCACCAACAATAGCTCCAAGTTCCATATCACCATAATTGGCTGAATCTCCTAAACTAAATCCGATTGGTACATATAAAAATACATTGACTGGTTGTGGACTTTCGCCTGCTTGTCTACGATTAATTCTGAAATGAACAAAGTTAGCTCCTTCTTGATCTAATTGTAAATCAGATGGAAATACAATTGTGTCAGCTTGGCTATATGAACCAAATTTATCCTTTCTATTTTCTCTTTCTGCGGTTGTTTGTTCTAAAGACATTCGTCGTTCCTATATAAATAAATAAACGTATAGGATTATTTATATGAGTTATAAAGGTAGATACACAATAAAAAAACCAGAAAAGTATGCTGGTGACCCTAGTAAAGTAATTTATAGATCGCTGTGGGAGCGAAATGCATTCAGATGGTGTGAAAACAATCCAAGAATTGTTCGATGGAATAGCGAAGATGTTGTTATACCATACGTTTATAGTGTAGATAAGTCTCTCCATAGGTATTATGTTGATCTATTAATTGAAATGGATAATGGTAAAATATTTCTGGTTGAAATTAAACCTAAAAAAGAAACCGCTCCACCTAAGAAACCCAAACGTAAAACTAAAAGATATGTAAATGAGCAACTTACTTACATAAAGAATAACGATAAATGGGAAGCAGCAAATAAGTTTGCAGAAAAAGTAGGGTGGGAATTCCAAGTCTGGACAGAAGAAACTTTAAAGAATATTGGTATAAAAGTACTGTAAGAGTCTTATAAATAGTTTATATGGCAAGTTTATTCGATACATTACAGGCCCAAGCTTTTAGAGCAGGCGTTACTGCAAGAACTAGAGATTCATCCAAATGGTTTGAAAAGAAGGTTCAAGATATGCGTATGCCTAGTAGACAAAAGCTTCTTAAGGATACAGCTTTAGATAGAACTACTAGAAATATTGCTGGTAACATGTATATGTATTTCTACGATCCAAAACTTAAAGCAGAATTACCGTATTACGATAGGTTCCCATTGACTATAATGGTTGAACCAGCAAAGGGTGGATTCTATGGATTGAACTTACATTATTTAAGACCTGATATAAGAGCTAAATTTTTAGATGAGCTTATGAAATTAGGTCCAGCAAAAGCAAGAGAAAATTCTCGTATTACTAAAATGAGATATAGTCTTTTAGCTGGTGTTAGAAAATATAAAGAGTTCAAACCATGCTTTAAACATTATCTTACAGATCATGTAAGATCTCAATTCTCAAGAGTCCCTATGACTGATTGGGAAGTAGCTATCTTCTTGCCAGTAGAACAATTTAAGAAATCAAGTAAGACTACAGTTTGGAAAGACAGTCTTAAAATTGCTAGGAGCTAATAATGGGATTAGGATTAGATGATTTAAAATCAACAATTGCTAAAAAAGGTGGAATGGCTCCAGCTAATAGATTCAATGTATTTTTTACTCCGCCAACAGCTTCGTTGATTAATATTAATCCACAAGCTTTACTTAGTTCAGCAGCAAGTGGTAATTTATCAGTTAAAAACTTTATTGCTGACCCCAGAGATATATCAATCTTATGCGAAAGCGTATCATTACCTGGAAGAAATTTAAATACATTAGACTATCAATCAAATAAACAACCAATAAAAATGCCTTATGGATTTGCAGACGATGAAGTGCAAATGACATTCTTATTGACTAATGATTATTTCATGAAAGATTTATTTGAAAGATGGCAAGGATCAGTAATAAGTACTGGTTCTTATACAGCAAATTACAAAAGCGAATATGTTACTGATGTAACTATTATGCAAACAAATCAAAAGGACATTCCAGTATATGGTGTAAGGTTAATTAATGCATTCCCTACTACCATTGCTGCAATTGAATTGAATAGTACAAGTGAGAGTACTTTTCAAAGAGTGAGCGTGACTTTGAGTTACGACAGATATGTTCCGGAAGGAGCATTAACGAGTTCAGTAAGTGCATTAAGATCAGCTGCACAAGCAGTTGGAAATATTTCTGCTGATACTCTTGGTATATAATAGGAGAATATAATGGCATTACCAAAATTGAATGTTCCTCAGTATACGGTTGAATTACCATCGACTGGAGAACAAATTAGTATGAGGCCTTTCCTTGTAAGAGAGGAAAAGGTATTAATGATTGCATTAGAGTCAAATGACCCAGTGCAAATTAGTAACGCTGTAAGAACTGTTATTGAGTCATGTTACGATTTAAAAGACATGGATGCATTAACTAATTTCGATATTGAAATGTTGTTCTTACAACTAAGAGCTAAATCGGTTGGCGAAAACATGAGAATTCAAGTTAAATGTCAACATGATGAATGTGAAGGAATGACACCAGTTGATATTAATGTTGACGATGTCGTGGTAGATAATATTGATCAAGAAAGAACAGTTATTCTTGATGAAAAAACAAAACTTGGTATTGAATTTAAATATCCATCGGTAAATGATATCGTAAAAATGGATTTAGAAAAGATCGATAGTTTTGAAGGTACAGTTGATTTTATTGCTGGCTGTGTAGAAAATATATTTGATGAAAATGAAATATATGACGCAGATCATGATGAGATCAAAGAGTTTTTAGAAACATTGAATGGCGAACAATTTAGAAATGTTCAACAATGGTTCAACAACGCTCCATCTGTATATTATAACTTACAATTCGTTTGTGAAAAATGTGGAAAACCAAACGAAGTAGAGTTAAGAGGCTTAAACAGTTTTTTTTCATAAGCCTCTCGCACGAAAGTTTGTCTGATTTTTATCAATCAAACTTTAATATGATGCAACATCATGGATATAGTTTGAATGAACTTGAGGATATGATGCCGTGGGAGAGGGAGATATACATTACTCTTTTGCGTAATTATATCAAAGAAGAAAATGATAAACAAGCGTTAAGAACGCGAACAAGATAGAGGAACATAAAATGGCAGAAGATACTAGTAGAAATGAAGTGGAATTAGACTTAGAGAAATACGATAGTCTTATTAATAACCTCCATGAAAAAGAAAAAGAAATTGCTAGAATGAAAGCTGAAGCTCAGGCTCAGAAGAAATCCATTGAACCTAAAAAGAAAAGAAGAGTATTAGATATTTTTCTAGATGACAACGATGTAAATGAAAAAGCGATTGTTGGTTTTATTTCATTTGCAATGATGGTTGCATTTGGTATATTTGATTTGATTACAGCAATGGATGGAACTCCATTAGAAATCTCAGATACTATTTACACATCATTTGTTGTAGTAACATTAGGCTGCTTTGGAATCAGTGAAGCTGGTAAAGCATTCGGAAAATAAGGAATAAGACATGGCTGAACTAGGAGACGGCGATAACAAAAAACCATTAGGCAAAAAAGGTATTACTGAACTTATTGCTCAAATGGAAGCACAAAATAAAACTGCTGAAAGCATAGACACGCACTCGCGTAACAGCAGAAGACATCTCCTAGAAATGAAAAAGATGACTAATAACATCATGATGCTTCATGATGCGAACGTCCAATCTGGTATTAATCTTACTGAAACAATGTTAGGTGATAGAAACCAGAAGAAAGAAGATGATATGGAGATGAAAAAAGTCTTCGTACAAATTCGTGACGCATTAGTACAAGGTGGTGGAGATAGCGAAGCCGCAAAAGAAGAAAAGAAAAAGACATCAATGATCGGCAAAGCCATGAAAGGCGCCGGTTTTGGTATTGGTCTTGGATTAGTCGGTGCCGGCCTAGCCATTAACGGTATTGGACTAATCGCGAATGCCTTACCTAAGATGATTGATTCTATTGAAAACTTAGATGTCGATAAAATTCAAAAATCAGTTGATGGTCTATTAGGTATACCAAAATCATTAAATGACGGCGATGTAATGGAAACATTTGCTGAGACTGGAACATTTTATGTAATGATGACAGGTCTTGGTGCAGGACTTATGGTCTTTGGAGCAGGAACCGCAGTTTCTGCAGCAGCTGATAAATTTGCTGGACCAGAGTTTGCAACTAATATTAAAAATAGTGTAGAAACATTATTATCAATTGGTGAATCAAATGGTGGTAATTTAGATACATTAGGTGATGCAGGTACAGTTACTCTTGCTCTTACTGGATTAGGTATTGGACTCGCAATATTTGGTGCAGGCTCTTCTGTAGGATTAGGTGCTGATGCTTTAGGAAACTTTACAAACAAAACATGGGCAGAAAGTATAAAGAATAATGTACTTACTTTATTGTCTATTGCTAATGGCCCTGATGGTAAAACATCTAGTCTCGATACTCTAGGAAAATCAGGTGCAGTAACATTAGCACTTACAGGTTTAGGTATTGGTCTTGCAATCTATGGAGCTGGTTCCTCAGTTGGAATGAGTGCTGATGCTCTTTCTAATTTTGCTAATAAAGACTGGGCTAAAAGTATTAAGGCAAATGTTCTTACCTTATTGTCTATATCCGAAGCTGCTGGTGGTAATGTAAAAACACTGAAAAAAGGTGGAACAATTACACTTGCTTTATCAGGACTTGGTATTGGATTAGCATTATTTGGAGCTGGTGGAGCTGCAGCAGCTGGAGCTCAAGCGCTTCAAAAAGAAGGATTTGCTGAACGTATTAAACATCAAGTACTTACATTACTTTCTATTGCTGATTATAAAGGAGATCTAAAACTTCTTAGTTCTGATTCGTCAGGAGTAACTGGAGCATTATCAAAACTCGGTGTTGGCCTTGCAGTATTTGGTGGAGGTCAAGCATAT